TTATTTAAAAAACAATGGGGCGCTAACTTATCAAAATTTAATGGTGTCGCTATGTTAGGTGGTGTTACATTAAATGGTCAACAAATATATACTGAAGCATTAGCAGACGTAGATAAATTAGAACAAGAATTAAGAACAACATACGAGTTAAACCCAGCTATAATGATAGGATAATGCCATGCCAGTTAACCATTATTTTCAAGGCGGCGATGGTATCGGTTCGACAAACGAAAAAAGACTTTATGAAAATCTAATCATAGAAGGTCTTAAAATATACGGACATGACGTATATTACTTACCAAGAACATTAGTTAACCAAGACTTAATTTTAGGCGAAGACGTTGCGTCTAAATTTAATGCTGCTTATTTAGCAGAAATGTATTTTGAAAGTACAGATGGTTTTGCTGGCGAACAAGAAATTATTAATAAGTTTGGTTTAGAAATCAGAGAAGATACAACTTTCTGTATCGCAAAAAGAAGATGGAACGATTTAGTTGATGATCCTGCTACTCTAATAAAATCAGGTAGACCAAACGAAGGCGATATAATTTATATGCCTTTGATGAATAGTTATTTTGAAATTCAATTTGTTGAAGATCAGGAACCATTCTTTCAATTAGGTCAATTGCCTATTTACAAACTTAGAGTTACACGTTGGGAATATAGTTCAGAAAGAATTGACACAGGTGTTGCTAGTGTTGACGCTGCTGAAGACAAATACTCATTAGATCAACTTGCTCATCAAATGACTTTAGAAAATGAAGATGGTTCATTATTATTAGAAAACGATAGTGTTGATGATGAGGCAAATTACTTCTTATTAGAAACTTATGCTCTTCAAACACAATCACCATATGCTGATAACACAGACCTAGATAGTGAAGCAGGTTTTGATACATCATCTACAGCAGACGATATATTAGACTTCACAGAAAGAAATCCTTTTGGGGATGTAGATAACGGATTATAACATGTTTGGTACTTATTTTTACAATCAAAGTTTAAGAAAAATGACCATTGCGTTCGGTCAAATTTTTAACAATATACAAATAAGAAGAAAAGACTCTAGTGGTAATACAGTTCAATCTATTAGAGTACCATTAGGTTATGGACCTAAAGAAAAGTTTTTAACTAGATTAGATCAACAACCTAGTTTAGATAATAGAGAATTTGCTGTTACTTTACCTAGATTAGGTTTTGAGATTTCAGGTATACAATATGATCCTACTAGAAAACTTACCAGAGTTCAAAAATTTAAAAGAGTTAAAACAGGCAAAACAGGAAAGATTATGGATTTTAATTATATGCCTGTACCATACAATATTAGTTTTAATTTATTTTCTTTTACGGCAACTGCTGAGGGTGGTTTACAAATTATAGAACAAATACTACCTTTCTTTCAACCTGATTATACAGTAACAATAAATGCTATACCTAATTTAAGTATTAAGAGAGACGTACCTATTGTATTAAATAGTGTAAATTATGAAGATAGTTACACAGGTAATTATACAACAAGACGAGCAGTAACTTATACATTAGGGTTTACTGCTAAAACTTACTTATATGGTCCTGCTACAACTCAAAGTGTTATCAAAACTGTTCAGTCAGATTTATATTCTGATACCGATACAACAGACAAGGCAAGAGAAATTAGAATTGAGATTACACCTGATCCTACAAGTGCTGACGCAGATGATGATTTTGGATTTACAACTACAATAAGTCAATTTGAAGATGGTAAAAAGTATAATCCATCAACTGACAGTGATGAGTAATTATGACAAAACTAGAAGATAAGGTAAATGAAATTTTAGGTATAGAATCAAAACAGCCTGTTGTTCAAAAAGAATTTAAACCTGCTGTGCCTAGAATAGAAAAAAAAGAAAGTCCAGACGTAGATAATGATTACAAATATAGTAGAGAAAACTATTATAATCTTATTGAAAGAGGACAAGAAGCAATAGACGGCATATTAGATATTGCTAGAGAAGGGCAACATCCTAGAGCATATGAAGTTGCTGGTCAATTAATAGGACAAGTAGGTCAAACGGTAGATAAATTACAAGACTTACAAAAGAAACTAAAAGATTTAAAAGAATTACCTAAAACAGCAAACGCACAAATTAAAAATGCTTTGTTTGTAGGTTCTACTGCTGAATTACAGAAAATGTTAAAAAATGAAAATATTAAAAGCAAAAACATCACACCCGAAAAAGAAGATACTAGCGATAAGTGATCTACACTTTGATAGATACTATGAAAAAAATAATATAGTATTAGAAGATTTACTAAAATCAAACACGCTACAAATTCCTATTGAAGTTGAACAAAGAAAAATAAATCCTAATCCAAGAGTAGGTGCTTTAGGTGTTAGATATACAGAAAAAGATTTAGTTGTTTTAAAAGGTAGTCAGAGAGTTACGACTGCTAAAAAAATGGGATACACCCATATAGAAGGTATAATAATAAATGAGTGACGCATATTTAGGTAACCCAAATTTAAAAAAAGTAAATACACCTGTTGAGTTTACTAAAGAACAAATAGTAGAATATCAAAAGTGTGCTGAAGATCCATTATATTTTATGGAAAACTATATGAAGATTGTATCTTTAGATGAAGGTCTTGTACCTTTTAAAATGTATGACTTTCAAAAACATATTGTAAGAACAATACATAATAATAGATTCACTATTTGTAAACTACCTAGACAATCAGGTAAATCAACAACAACTGTATCATATCTTTTACATTATGCTTTATTTAATCCTAATTCTAACATTGCCATATTAGCAAACAAATCATCAACTGCTAGAGATATATTAGGTCGTTTACAATTAGCCTATGAAAATTTACCTAAGTGGTTACAACAAGGTATTATAAACTGGAATAAAGGTAATATAGAATTAGAAAATAAATCAACTATTGTAGCAGCCGCTACATCTTCAAGTGCTATTCGAGGTGGATCATTTAACATTATATTTTTAGACGAGTTTGCTTTCGTGCCTGCTAATATAGCAGAAATGTTTTTTAGTTCAGTTTATCCTACAATCTCATCTGGTCAAAAAACTAAAATGATTATAGTATCAACACCACACGGAATGAATATGTATTATAAGTTGTGGGTTGACGCTGAAAACAAAAGAAATGATTATGTACCTATTGATGTACATTGGTCAGAGGTGCCTGGTAGAGACGAAAAGTGGAAAGAAGAAACAATTAGAAACACAAGTCCTGAGCAGTTTCAATCAGAGTTTGAGTGTGAATTTTTAGGTAGTGTAGATACTTTAATTTCACCATCAAAAATTAAAGCATTAGCACATTTACCACCTATTGAGTCAAACGCAGGTGTTGATATATACGAGAGACCTAAAAAAAATCATACTTATGTTTGTACAGTTGACGTAGCAAGAGGCACAGTTAAAGATTATTCAGCATTTGTAGTATTTGATGTAACACAAATGCCATATAGAGTTGTAGCAAAATATAGAAACAATGAAATTAAACCATATGTTTTTCCTAATATCATAGCTAAAGTTGCTAAAGCATATAACACTGCTCATACTTTAGTTGAAGTAAATGATTTAGGTCAACAAATATCAGACGCCTTACATTTTGAAATAGAGTATGATAATTTATTAATGACAACTCAAAGAGGTAGAGCAGGTCAACTATTAGGCGCCCAATTTAGTGGCAGAGGTACATCATTAGGTGTTAGAATGACTAAACAGATTAAAAAACTAGGTTGTTCTAATTTTAAGACATTAGTTGAAAGTGATAAGTTAATTGTAAATGACTTTAACATTATAGAAGAAATGTCAACTTTCAGTAAAAGAGGTAATAGTTGGCAAGCTGAAGATGGTTGTAATGATGATTTAATTACATGCTTAGTTATATTTGGTTGGTTATCTAATCAAGCATATTTTAAAGAAATGACCAATACTAACGTTAGAAATCAACTTTATGTAGAACAAGAAAAGCTCATAGAACAAGATATGGCGCCATTTGGTTTTATAGATGACGGTACACCTGAAGAAGAACAGTCATTTTCAGACGAATATGGTACAGTATGGCATCCAGTTACAAGAAAAGGACTGTAATTTACTGTTATTATAAATATCTGTATAAAAAGTTTTGACTATGGGCGTAAGAAAACTTACGAGTTTTGATTAAAAAAATGATAGCTAATTAAGGAGAATCTTATGGCATTTCAAGTATCACCAGGAGTTCTCGTACAGGAAAGAGATTTAACTAGAATCATTCCTGCCGTGTCAACATCAATCGGAGGAGTTGCTATACAAGCAATTCAAGGTCCACTTGATGAAGTAATCACGGTATCTAGTGAGCAAGATTTAGTAGATACGTTCGGTAAACCAAATACTTCAACATTTGAATATTTTTTTACTGCCGCTTCGTTCTTACAATACTCTAACGCTCTAAAGGTAGTTCGGGCACAAAACACTGGATTAACAAACGCAAATACAGGTGGTAGTTCACAGTTGATTAAAAATACAACTGACTATCAGGACAACTATGCGGACGGTTCATTAAACATTGGAACTTTCGCCGCTAGAACAGCAGGAACATGGGGAAATAACTTATTAGTTTCAACTTGCCCTAGTGCTACTGCTTTTGAAGAAAACTCTTCATCATTAGTAAATGAAGGTTCAGGAACAGCCGTTGGCGACACAACTATTGACGTTGATGACGGAACATCTTTTAACGTAGGAGACGTTTTAGAGTTCTCAACAACTGCTTCTGGAACAGACTTTACAACTGGTGAAAAATATAGAATAACAGGAATATCAACAAACACTTTAACAATAGTTCAACACCCTTTAGGTCAAGGTGGTTTACAAACTGCTGTTGTAGATAATGCTACAGTAAAAAGAAGATGGAGATACTATGACGCCGTTGACGGTGCTCCAGGTACTTCACCTTATGTATCCGATAGATCAGGTAGCAATGACGAAATACACGTTGTTGTAGTAGATGAAGATGGTGGTATATCAGGCAAACCTGGTACAATCATTGAAACATTTAGTAACTTATCTAAAGCTTCAGACGCTAAAACACCACAAGGTGATGATAACTATTATCCTAACGTGTTATACAATAGATCACAATACATTTACTGGACAGACCACAACAGTTCAGGTACAAATTGGGGATCAACATCTGCTAGTACAACTTTTACAGCAGTTAATACTCCAACAAATGAATCATTATCTGCTGGTTCTGACGGTTCTACCGTTACAACTGGTGAATTAAAAACTGCTTACGAGAAGTTTACTGATTCAGATATTGAGGACGTTTCATTGTTAATGTGTGGACCATCAGGTTCAACAACACATATAGACAACGTAATTACAATCGCAGAAAACAGAAAAGACGCTGTCGTTTTTGTTTCTCCACAGAGAGCAGACGTTGTGAATGTGACTAACTCACATACACAAAAAGCAAATGTTATTGATTTCTTTGATAACATAAGATCGTCTTCATATGTTGTATTCGATAGTGGTTACAAATACATGTACGACAGATACAATGATGTTTACAGATATGTACCATTAAATGGTGATTTAGCTGGTTTGGCTGCTAGAACAGATTTAGTAGCAGACTCATGGTTCTCTCCTGCTGGTTTCAACAGAGGAGTAATTAGAGGCGCTGTTAAATTAGCGTTTAACCCTACTAAAACACAAAGAGATCAATTGTATGTTAAAAGAATAAATCCAGTAGTGACTTTCCCAGGTCAAGGTACTGTATTATTCGGAGACAAAACAGGTCTAACATCACCAAGTGCTTTTGATAGAATAAACGTAAGAAGATTGTTTATTGTATTAGAGAAGGCAATATCAACTGCTTCTAAATTTCAACTTTTTGAGTTCAATGATGAATTTACAAGAGCTAACTTTAGAAACATTGTAGAACCTTTCCTAAGAGAAGTACAAGGTAGACGTGGTATCACAGACTTTTTAGTAGTGTGTGATGAATCAAACAATACAGGTGAAGTAATTGATAGAAATGAATTTATTGCTGAGATTTTTATTAAACCAGCAAGAAGTATCAACTTTATCACATTATCATTTGTAGCAACAAGAACTGGCGTGGCTTTTGAAGAAGTCGCTGGGTAAGGATAGAAGAGGAGAATAAAAATGGCAAACATAACAGACTTCAAAGCTAAACTTGCTGGCGGTGGTGTAAGAGCCAATCAGTATAAGGTAACATTACCTTTTCCTGGTTATGCCCAAGTAGGCGGAGAAACCGAAGACTTAGCTTTCTTGTGTACTGCTACAGTAGTACCTGGATTTACAGTCGCTGAAGTGCCGATTAACTTTAGAGGAAGACCTATATACGTTGCTGGAGATAGATCATTTGAGACATGGTCTATTACCGTTATCAACGACACTAACATGAGAGTTAGAAATGCGATGGAAAGATGGCAAAACGGTATCAACAATATGTCTGATAACGAAGGATTAACAAATCCTGTTGACTATCAGGTAGACGCATTTGTAGATCAGTTAGATAGAAACGGTAATAACATTAAATCATACACTTTGAGAGGTTGTTTTCCAACTTCAATAGGTTCTGTTGATTTAAGTTATGCTCCAACAGATAGTATACAAACTTTTGGTGTGACTTTCAGATTCCAGTTTATGGAATCAAATACTACTACTTAATATCCTATATAAGTATTAAGTAACAGGAGAAATAAATTATGGCTGAATTATTTGGGTTTAGTATTACTAGAGCAAAAAAGCAACAAGATCCGAAACAAAGCTTTACAACCAAACAAGCGGATGACGGTACTCAAACCGTCGCCGCTGGTGGTTATTTTGGTCAGTACCTTGACATGGAAGGTACTGCCAAGACAGAGGCAGATTTAATCCGAAGATATAGAGAAATCTCACTCCATCCAGAGTGTGATATGGCTATTGAGGATATTGTCAATGAAGCAATTGTTGCTAATGAAATGAAAGACGCTGTAAGAGTAAATGTAGAAAATTTACCTTATGGTAAAGAAGTAAGAAATAAAATAGAAGACGAATTTAAAACTGTATTAAAATTATTAAGTTTTAGTACAAAAGGACATGACATATTCAGACGATGGTATGTTGATGGCAGAATGTTTTATCATAAGATTATTGATAGAAATAGTCCTAAAAAGGGGATAACTGAATTAAAATACATTGATCCTCGTAAAATCAAAAAGATAAGAGAAATAAGAAAGAAAAGACCAGAGGGTGCTGGTCCTAATATGTTATCTGTTGTTGATGAGTATGTTGAATACTTTTTATTTAATGAAAGAGGTGTAACAGGTACAACTTCAGGACAAGGTCTTAAAATCGCACCTGACACTATTGCTTTTTGTGCTAGTGGTTTAATAGATCAGAATAAAAATATGGTCTTGTCTTATTTACATAAGGCAATTAAACCTGTCAATCAATTAAGAATGATTGAAGACGCAACTGTAATTTACAGAATCGCAAGAGCACCAGAAAGAAGAATATTTAAGATTGATGTAGGTAATTTACCTAAACAAAAAGCTGAACAATATTTAAGAGACGTTATGGCAAGATATAGAAACAAACTTGTTTATGACGCTTCTACTGGTGAAATAAGAGACGATAGAAACTACATGTCAATGTTAGAAGACTTTTGGTTACCTAGTAGAGAGGGTGGCAGAGGTACTGATATATCAACTTTACCTGGTGGTCAAAACTTAGGTGAGATAGCTGACATTGAGTATTTTCAAAAGAAATTATATAGATCATTAAACGTACCTGTAAGTAGATTAGAGTCTTCATCTGGATTTAACTTAGGTAGATCAACTGAGATTACAAGAGACGAGTTGAAATTTACTAAGTTTGTTCAAAGACTTAGAAAGAAATTTACTGAGTTGTTTAATGACTTATTAAGAACACAACTAATATTAAAAGGTGTCATAGCTGAAGAAGATTGGCCGACTGTAATGGGTTCTGTAACTTACGACTTTTTACAAGACGGTCATTTTGCTGAATTAAAACAAACAGAAATGTTAAGAGAAAGAATAGCTTTGGCAGGTGAAATGAGAGAATATATCGGTAAGTTTTTCTCTGTTGATTATGTTAGAAAAAACATACTTAAACAAAACGCTAGAGAAATTGAAGATATGGACAAACAAATTAGAAAAGAAGTTGATGATGGTATTATTGCTGATCCTTCAGCACAAAGCCAAAACAACGATTTATAGGAGATAAAAAATGAGTGAAGAAGTAAAAAACTTTATTGACGCAATGGCAGACGGAAAAAATGACCAAGCGGGTGAAGCATTTAAAGACGCTTTAAAAGCAAAAGTAGGAAGTCAATTAGATCAACATAGAAAAGAAGTTGCTGCTAATATGTTTAATGGACAAATTGAACCAGAATCTTTTAGTGATCCAAAACCTGAAATTGCTGATCCAGGTACTTTCAATCCAGATGGTACTGTAACACCAAAAGCAGACGGTAAAGCAGATATAGATTTAACCCAACCGTCAGTAGCTGGAGTTGATATTGCTAATGACGAAGGTAAGTAAAATTTTTGAAGAGAATAAATTAATCGACTCTAAATCTTTTAACAGTCTTTCTCCTGTTATGAAAGAGGCAGTTAAAGATATGTTTAAGTTGATTAATAATAAAGGTAACATAATTCTAAATGTTGAAAACGCAGTAGAAAAAGTTGCTAAATTTCGGAATATTAATAAAGAAGTTTTATATCAATACATTGAAAAAGAAACAAACGAACAATTAGGAGTGTAAAATGGCACAAACGTTTATAGTTAAAGGTGACGTTGTAACTAATGCTAGTGGTAATAATATTGGTAGAGCAAACTTTGTTAGAGTAACTGCTACTGCCGACACGACAGGTACAGTATTAGATTCAGACGATACACAATTAGGTCAGTTCTACTTAGAGAACGGCGATACAGTTATTTTAGAAAAAAATCCAGGTGATAAGGTTACTTGCCCAACTTCAAAAGCAAGTGCTGTTGGTTCGCCTAGAGGCTAATAATGACAATATCAACTACAACACTTGTTGATGATAGTTTTAAAACAATTACAACAGCAAAAGGTGTAGGTAGTGAGTCAGATCAAACATTTATTGATGTATCTGAATTACTAAATGCGAGTTCAGAACCTAAAGTATCTATCGCAAATCTTTATTACGAGATTTTAGGTACAGGTAATATTGACGTATTTTTTGAAAACGATACAACAAAAAAAGTTACATTATCTGGTAGAGGCAATTATGGTCTTAAACCAGGCGAGAGTAAAATAAAAGAAACAGTAGGTGACGTATTACTAACAAGTGATAGTA